TCCTCGGTCAGCTGCTCCCGCTCCTCCGGCGGAGCCGCCAGCAGCGCCAGCGCCTTCGAATAGGGAAGGGAAGCCAGCCGGCTTCCCGGCGTGATCTCCCGCGCAACGCGCATGTAATTGCTGGCCGTGCTGCTGCTGATGCCGAACTGATTCAGCCAGGGCAAAAATTTTCCGTGGCCCAGCAGCTCCTTTGCGTCGATCAGATCCTGCCCCAGCGCAATCGCCCGATTCACCATGTCCGCCATGTTCAGCCGTGCGCTGGCCGTGATCTCCTCGATGGTCCGTATGATGCCCTTTTCCTCGTTCACCCTAACGTCGCTCCTCTCAAAATAATTTTGACATTTGACAATTTATTTTACATCCGTCAAATTTCCATCCGGTGGAAATTTGCCCGTCATCTGTAGCCATGGCCCCCGGAATCGAACCGGGCGCGGGGAAGGGTGGCCCGCGCGGCTAACCTGCGGCCATGCCGCCCGCCGGCGATCAGACCAGCGGGATCATTGCCGCGTATTCCGTCAGCCCGTGCGCCTGGAGAACCCATTTCGTCATTTTCAGATATTCGTCCCAGGTGCCGTCCTCCGTATAGGTGACCTCCGTGATCTCTCCCGTTTCCCGGCTGACCCGGACGGAAAGCGGGATTTTGTATTTTCTCTCCATCAGCTGCTCCATGCTCAACCGTTCGATCTCGCCCTCTTCGAAATTGGCCAGGAACCGTTCATTGCTCGCCATCTGCTCCGCCCGTCCTTCCTCTGGTTAAATGTCGATTGTGAATGAAACCGGGACAACCTCCCCGCCGACCGATTGCGCCATTTTGTCCGCGTCCGTCGGATATTCGTAAACCTTCGCCCGGGTCACGTCCTCGTCCCATACGGCTTCGGTTTTTCCTGGCGCAATATACTGGTTCCCGACAAAATACTCGTCCCCGTCATGAATGGCGTATCCGCTGATCCGCGCTTTCATCTGTCCCGGTCCCTCCCGTTCGATGTCGAAAAATTTGCTCATCGTTCAAATGATCTCCAGCGTGTTCAGATAAACGACCAGCTCCTCGATCTGCTGATCGATCATATTTGCCTCTTTCAGATATTCCAGATCGTTCGATGTCTCTTTCTTCCCGTTGCCGCGCTCCACGATGGGCGTGACCTCCGTCATCTTGTGCGCGCCGTTCGCCAGCTCGCGCAGATCGCCGTCCGGCAGCGACCCCTTGCCCCTGGCGCAAAGGCTGTAAATGAATGTTAAACTGTGAATAAGCTCCCGATACATTTAAGCTCCCGTCCTTTCGTCGTTCTCGTCGATCAGATCATCGACCGTGCATTTCAGCCCTCGCGCCAGTTTGGCAACCGTGAAAACGCCCGGATTTTTGATATATTCCGTTTCGATCTGGCTGATGATCGCCTGCGGAATCTTGCAAACCGTGGCGAGCTGCCCCTGGGACAGCTTCCGCTTTTCCCGGTATGTCCTCAAAAGCAATTTCGGCATCCGTCCACCTCCAAATCAAAATACAAAATCTGTGAAAACTTCCCGGTCGCCGGAAAGGTAGCGCCCGGCGGAAATGTCGGAAAACTTCTGCGCCCAATATTTGTCCTCGCTCCGGTCGTAATCCTCGCGGATGTAGACCTGTGCCTCTCGCGGCTCGGCGATCTCCTTCAGCGTGAAAAAATCGCCGTTCTTCAGATCCTTCAGCTTCATATGCCCGTCCTCCGTAAAAATATCATAAGATCGGATATTAAAATATCATAAGATCGGATATTTTGCAATAGGTATTTTGATTATTTATCCGAAATTATAATATTGATATCTTTATGACGGAAGGAGGGGGCGCTCTTGAGTGTAGGAAAAGAACTTAAAAAACGACGTCTTCAGATGAATATGACGCAAAAAGAATTATCATTACTTTCCGGCGTTAAGCAGCCAACCATCAGCGCCATTGAAAACGAAATCAATCAGCCATTGCTCGAAACGATCACTATTCTTTCACAATGCTTAAATTGCTCTGTTCAGGACCTGATGGGGGATTCGCCCCAGATGATGGAACGGGACACCGCTTTCAATCAGCTGACGCCAGCGCAGCGCAAATTGCTCGATATCTTTGAACAGCTGAACGATTCCGGTCAGGACTTCCTGATCGCCCAGGCCGAAAGCATCCTCTCGCAACCGGTTTTTCGAAAAGACGGCGCTGCAAAGTTGGCAGAATAAATTATTTTTAATGAAAATATATTAATTATAATGTGATTTAATGATGAATAATGTGTTAATCGGTTATGCCCGCGTGTCCTCGGAGGAACAGGCCCAGCACGGGGTCAGCATCAGCGCCCAGCGCGACATTCTGAACGGATACGCGGCCATGAACGAAACGACGATTGAGATCTATGAGGATCCCGGCTTCTCCGGCAAGGATACCAACCGCCCGGCGATGCGCCGGTTGTTGGATCGCTGCCGCGCCGGCGGGATCACCGCCGTTGTGGTCTGGAAACTGGACCGGCTGTCCCGCTCGCTGCGGGATACCCTGGCCATCATCGAGGACATTCTGCAGCCGCAGCATATCAGCCTGGTCTCCGTAACGGAAAAAATAGACACCTCGACGCCCTCCGGGCGGATGATGCTGAATCTGCTGGCGTCGTTCGCGCAGCTGGAGCGGGAACAGGACTCCGACCGCGTGGTCATGGCGCATAAGCATTTGGCCCATGATTGCCGGTATCTGGGCGGTCATATCCCGCTCGGTTACCGTGTGGATGCCGACAAGCATTATCAGCTGGATCCGATCCTCGCCCCGGTGGCGCGCCATGTGTTTGATCTGTATCTCGCCCGGGCCGGTTATAAAATCATCATGGATTATCTGAACGGTCCGGAGATATTCCCGCTCACTGGACGGAAGCGGCCCTTCCGGAAGCCGGATCTGTCCTTCATGATGCAAAACCCCGTCTATTCGGGGACGTATGTCCGGAAGCTCGGCGCGGATCCGCGTCACCGCATCACCGCGCCGGAGGTGATCTCCATCCCCGGCGGCGTGCCGGCGCTCCTCTCTCCGGAGGAATGGGAAAGGGTTCTGCAGATCAGAACGGAAAACGGAAAGGCGATGGCCATGTATAAAGCGAAATCGAATTATCCCTTGACGGGTCTGGTTTACTGCTCCGTGTGCGGTGGCCGGATGTTCCTGAACCACGGCGGCAAAACCCGCGCCCGGGAATCCGAACGTTACTATACATGCAAAAACAAATGCGTCAAACCGGCCCGCGTGGAAGCCGCAGAAAAGGCGACCTTTGACGCCCTGATCTGGTTCTCGGAACATCTGGAGGAATTGCGCCAGTCGTGCGAAATTGCCAACGGATTCTCCGACCAGGCCGAACAGGAAAAGGCGCCGCGCCGGGAAGAGATCGAGAAGCAGATCGCGGACAACCGGAAGAAGGCCGCACAGATCACCGCGTTTATCGCCAAAAATGGGGCCTCTGCGCCCGCCTCCCTGATGGATGAGCTGACGGCCATCGATGAGCAGAGCGCCGCCCTGGCGGCACAGCTGGACAGCCTGGCGCGCCCCGTCGCCCGTTATGATGCGGAGAAAACCATTTCCGCCGTCGCCGCTGCCGTCGATGCCATAAAAAAAGGACCGCCCGAACAGCTGAAAACAACCGTCCAGGCGGCAGTATACCGCGTCATCGTTTCGCCGGACGATTTCGACGTCCGTCTGGCATGGCATACGTTTGGTGGAGATGAACCACCACGGAACGTGTGCCATATATTGCCCAGGGCAAATTACACCAGATTCGTCAACCGTTAATCCTCGCCCGGCTCCGTCGGCTGCTGATCCGGATCAGAATCAGGATCCGGATAATATGGAACGATAGGCTGCGGCTCCGGCTGCGTTTCTGTCCTGGCTGATCCGCCGGGCAGCTGCCCACCGTGCGCCGGCTCGTCCGGTTCGCCCTTGCGTCTCATGATTTCGAGCGCGTTCTTTAGAATGCCCGGAATCGGTACGCCCATGCTCGCCGCGTTTTCCAGGATGGAAAATCCCTCGCTTGCGATGAACCATAAACAGGTTGCCCCGGCCACGGCGGCAAACTCGATGCCGGTCCCCATCGTGACCGCCCGATCCAGAAGCGCCGCCAGCAGCACAACCAGAATAATCAGCGCCTTTTTCAGCAACCCCACAAAGGCCGCGCTGGATGACAGCCCGCCGTTTTGAGTTTTCGGACTTTTGCCCATCAGCCCGCATAGAATCCCGGTGATATAGTCAATTGTCATCACCGCCAGCAATACCCAGATAATGGGCGGCAGCTCGCAGAAAAACGAAACAACCGCGCCTCCCAGCGCTGCAAAAAACTCTGTCAATTTTTTCATTGTTTACTCCTCTCCGCTTGGCTGCCGAAGGCCGTATATTAAAAACTGATCTCTGGAAAGGTTTTTGACCCATTCCAGCCGTTCTCTCCCGGTTTTGAATGCTTTCGGTATCTTTCTTGAAAATTTGTTAATATATCTGCGAATCCGCTTTTTTATTACTCGCGCCTTCATGTTTCGTTTTCCTCCGTCAACCATGCATCCGCGTACGCTTTCGCCATCGCGTCCGCCTGGGCCTGCATCAGGTGGGGAATATGAACGGTATAGCGAATCTTTGAAATAGTCTGCTCCAGCGCGGCCCACGTATCCGGCCCGCAGATCCCGTCAACGGTCAGCCCGTTCTGCGCCTGGAATGCAATCAATCCGGATTTCGTGTTTTTTCCGAATCTCCCATCCGCGCCGGTGCTGCCGATTTTGTACCCGCGCGCCATCAGCGCCGTCTGCAGCTCGACAACATACGGCCCGATGTCGCCCTGGCGGAGTGTCGGTTTACCTGGCTCCGGATCCGGGCCGGGTTCCGGATCCGCTCCGGCGACGCATATGGGAATGGCCCAATGCGTCCATTTTTTATTCATCTTTTTCGAATACTGGACCCCCACGGAGCATTCCACGGTCTCCCCGTTGAACCCGAATCCGGTATGCTCCATTGTGGATCCATTTTTCACGAACAGGCAAACCAGCACGCCCTCCGGGATCCCGTCGGCAACGGTCCCTTTACGGCTCCAGTTGCTCTCCGTGTTCCACTGGCTGGTCGCACCCTGGCCGATCAGTTTCCACCCGTAGACCTGGAGCAGGATCCAGTAGGTAAAACCCCGGCAATCGAAAAACCGGACCCGCCCTTCGTGCAGCGCCTGATCCGCGTCCGCTCCGGCGAGGAACCATTTGCACCCGACGCATTTTCCCGGGATGTTGTCATTCCCGTCAAAGTTCCGGCAGCTGCTCCGGATGGTCGGATGATCATCCCGCGCCCTGGCTCTCCGGTTGCTCGGGTCGCAGTATTCGCCCCGCGCGCCGAAAACATACGGCCACCCGATGCACATTTTGGCCACGTCCCAGGCGATAGACTGGAGCGGAAGCCCGGCCCGCTTCCGCTCCTCTATTTCGGTCTTGACATAATTGGAAGTATTCGTTTATATCACTTCCTTTTTTTATGAAATGATTTATAGTGAATTTTAGTATATGCTGAGTGGTCGGGACTCGGAAGGAATGACAGTCTCCCACAGTTTATCGTTAGCAATTTCTATTTTCCTCGGTTACCAACCATTTACGCCAGCCGTGCCACCAAGCATATGCTTTAAAGTCTCCTTTAAGTCAAATCATAGATATCGGCTGTGTTATACGGCTCCGCCGCCGAATGATAATAGCCATCATTTACAATTACCATTTTATCCTCTCCAATCCATAGCCCTTCAACTGAATAAGAATCAACCGTGCAGACGATGGACTGCTCACCGCTTATTGTGTTATACAGATATATATTATTGCGCGAATTGTAGTTGTTCCCGGCAGTTATGTAAAGATAGCCGCGTCCTGGATCAAAAAAACATTGATCCAAGGCTTCGTTATATGCAAAATCAACCGATTGAATAATATTTCCGTATCGGTCTACATGCAATATTTTATTTTGATAGTTTAGCACCCAGAGCGAGCTGTCCCGCCTGTCAAATGCGATGCCCGTGGGTTGTGTTATGTTGATTTCTGCGAGTGGGTTGTTTTGTTGGGTAATGTTTCTGATTTTATTTTCACCTGGTGAACAGAACCATATGGTATTATTCCGTGTGTCAATTGTAATTCCTTGTACATCTGCCATGCTTGGAAATCTTTCATATAAAGGAATCGTTCCTAAAACGGAAGAAAAATCAGCTGACATTTTGATAATTTGACTTCTGATTGTTCCTGAATTCGGCTTCAAAATTCCAATATCGCCAACAAGAAAACAATTATTGATTAAATCATACGAGAGCCCCGTGCATGTAAAGCCTTTTCCCGCCTCGTAAAGATCCGGAAGATTGATTTTCTGGTTGGCTGTTAGATTACCGGTGGGCACTGGCAATACGCCTGCACCTTTTTCGTAAATGATCACTCCGGAAATATTGTATGCTACGTCTAATTCTGTTTCTGCCATATTGTAAACAATTGCGAGCGGTTCATTGTTGATATTTATAACGCTCATAATTCCAGCACCTCGATTGATTTGAAAATCGTTTCCTCGTCGAAATCACTTGACAGAGCATAGTTATAATATTGAATTTGCAACCATGCCGCGTTTGTTTCGCTTTGGATGGTTATCTCGGTGCCTTCGTGGTTTGCCGTTGTGGAAAGAACTTGACTCCCATTTGCCGGAAAATACTGATATGTCGCAATTCTGAATACTTTGCTGTAATTCTTTTTGATAATGTAGGATTTGCCTGGTTCGATTCTGACTATTGCAGAATAATCTCCGGATTGCGTGCTGTATTCTGCCGGCGTAACGGACGTATTGATAAATGCTGACACTTTCAAGGAATCATTATTGAAAAGATTGATCCCGAATTCATTCAAAAAATCATGATAATCTGACGAAACACTTTCGGCATATGCGATTTTTTGGAGGAATTGATTTAAAACAGCGGCCTGCTTTTTCATATGCTTTGCAAGTTCTTGCATTCCTGACAATATTTCGACGGAAATATTTATCATTTCGCTTGGTGCGATATTGGAATCATCATTTCTGCCAGCAATCAGACAAATATATGCATTGTTTGAAACTTCGTATATATTGGTTCCTTCTTTATATTCGTATTCTCCGCCGATATATAACCCGGAAACCTCATCATAGATTCCAAGAATGTATTTATATGTATTGGGCGCAGATACTTTGATTATGGTTCCTTTTGTTGCTTTAATGCTTCTTATTTCTGCAACATTGTAAAAAGACCTGATTCTGTTTGTTGCGTCATTTGTATAAATTGTATCGAGAGACGTGTCGCCACTTAATGCGCCCCCCTGATATGCTCGCAAATTGACAGAGTAGCCAACCAAAGCGTTTTTAATATCTTCAATTGCGTTGTTTCTTGCAGCTGCTTCTGCTGAAACTGCAGTCTGCCTGGCTTCCGCTTCTGCTGAAACTGCAGTCTGCCTGGCGTCCGCTTCTGCGGCGATCGCTGCTTCTCTTGCTGTTACTTCGTCGCTGATCATCGAACGTGCGGTCGTGTCTTTAACAAAATAAGTATCCCCGCCGCTTTTGGCCACCTGTGTCATATTCTTCGCCATGGTCTTTTCCTCCGTTTCGTTTGATTCGTCGGCCATGGCTTTCGACCAGGTCAGAGGATTAGTACCCCCCCCCGGTAAATTTTGGCAAAGTCCTTGATTTATAAGGGTAGCAGCCATGACCAGAAAAAAAATAATTGCCTTGAGAACCTTTTCCATTTCGCAGTGCCTCCCGAAAATATGATTACTGATTCTATCATATTTTCAGGTCTGCCGCCATTCTTAATCCGCCATTGTTACCAGCATATAATCATCTCCGGAAACCTGGACAAATTCGCACGTTGTGGAAACCGTCATGATATAATCGTCGCCCTCCAGCTGATCGAAGGATATCAGGATCATTCCGATATTGTTCCGGGCCTGTGTCCGCTGCTCAAGCGTGAGCGATTGCGGGATGTCCCAGCGGACGGCCCCGCGCTTTGCTTCGAGCATCTGGTCGTAAACAGCCAGAACCTCCTGATATGTCGGTACGCTGGCAACCGGCGCAACAGCTCCATCAACGAACGTGTTTTCAATGATTCCGTCGATCATCCGAACCGTTCCCGTAACCCCGCCGCCGATGACTTTGATGGCCAGCGTGAACTGGCCTTCATAGTTATAACAAGCCTGTGGAAGATCCACGAAGGCGACGTTTCCGGATGCCTGTCCCATGATCACGATATGTTCTCCGGCAGGCGACATGAAAAAGGCTTCGCATGTTGCCTCATTCAGATCGACTGGTTCGTCTTCTCGGTAAAGTTCAACACCGAACCGGTTAGCGATGTTGTCATTTTTGCCGATGGCGTGATTGAGAAATGAACGATGAAATCCGCCCCGGTTCATGTCCATTTTCAATATGTCCTGTTGATACAAGCTCATTTATTATCGTCTCCATTCCTTTTAACTCCAAACCAGTTTCGCGTTGTTCCAGTTTGTGCCGCCGTTGGAAGATATGGCCCAACATGACGAAATATTGTAATTAAAAACTATTCCCACAACAACGTTTCCTTGTTTGATTGCGATTCCTCTTGCGTTATCTGTTATGGTGACTCCGTTTATTGTGGTATTGGCATCGATTCTGATTGCGTTTATCCCTTCAGAAAGACCTGCTGGTGTGGAATATGACAAAACATTTCTCAATGTGGTTGTTTTATCATTTAAAATCCGGCCCTGGTTCGCACTCAGCGCGTCCGTCGTGCTTGTGCTTGTCAGGTTGTCGATCACCGCAGCCCTGGCCGCTGGGTCCGCAAACTGTGGCATGATATCAACGGTCTGCTGAACAATTCCTTCGATGACCCCGTCCTTCAGCTTTTCCGCCCCGATGCTGGCGTTTGTCACGCTGTACCCGGTCACGGTCCGCCGGATCGAGTGCAGCGAGTTCGACAGCTTCACGCCGACGACCTTTTTCCGGATACAGTCCCATTCCAGTTCGGTCACCTGAAGCACGGCGGATTTTTCCGCCTCGCTGTCGTTCACCTCGACCAGGTCATATAGTAGGATCCCCCGCAACATCTTTAGCCAGGCATATTCCGCCGTATTCTCCAGCGGCTCAAACTGAACCGCCACCTCCGTCAGCGGCTCGTTGACCTTGTCCACCGTGAACCGCTCCGCAGCCTTCCGGCGCATCTCATCGGCCAGCGTGGTCGCGTCCCAGACATCCGTCTCGTCCTCGGCCTTGGCCTTGCCGATCTGCCCGGCCACCTGGAGCATTTCCATATAGACAACCGGGAAGTTGCTGATGTTCGGCGCGTCCACGTAGATCTCCGGCAGATAGAACGGATTCCCTTTTTCATCCTTCGCAACCGGCATGATTCGCGTGATCAGGCCGTCCGTTTTCTCCGTCCAGTCGATCCCGTCCGCGTTGCTGCCGTAGGCGATCCGGTAACCGCTCGTTGCCTGGTTCTGTGCCAGGATGAACAGATCCCAATTGTCCCGCGTGAACCGCGCCCCGAATGTCGGAACGATCCCGCTATCCGGATCCAGCAGGCAGTAAATCCCGTTTTTTCCCCGGAAGCTCCCCGTGTATCGGCTCCCGTCTTCTCCGGTGAGATTCGTCCCGATGGTCCCGCGCCAGCTCATCAGGAACCCCTCGGTAATTTTCCCGATAGCCATCGCCGGCGTTGCCTGGCTGATCCCGACGTCCTGGACGATGATCCCATTCAGATCGTTCGAAACGTGAACTCCGGAAACGCTGACCGTGTTTTCCTTTTTGTTGGTCGTTACGTTTTTAATTCGGAACAGCTGCTCCGTGATCGTCCGGGCTTCGATCTGGCTCGGGGTCAGATGTTCGAAAAATGTAACATCGGCCTTTTTAATATACCCGCTCAGTCCGTAATAGGTCGCCATCTTGAACCAGGTGGCGTCCACGTCCTCCTGGAAATATAGGGACGTGCCGGCGGGTAGGGAAGCCAGCACCGCCGCGCCGCCGCTTGTCCTGGGGATCTCCGTCCACCAGTCGCTCTCGCTGGGTGTCGCGCCTGCGCCCCGGCTGCTCGGGTCCCAATAGGTGCATCGGTAATTCCGCCCGTTCCATGACGTTTTCGCCCCGACCGCCGTCGGGTTCGGGCTTAATGACGTGCTGGGCCAGGTGGGGTAGCTGATGGTCGTCGGCTCCTCCGGCGATTCGCGCAGATCCGCCTGCCCGGTCGTTTTATAAACGTCGGCATCGTATCCGCTGAATGCATTATCAATGACTTCCTTCGGAACCGGAAGCCGTACGATGGCCTCCCGCTGCAGATGCCGCCACTTGCCCCATGGGTCCAGCGGATGCGTCATGGAAAACGTATACGCGCCGCCGGCGATGGTGTGAATCTTGCATTGTGTCGGACACAGCACCGCCGCGCCGTTTCCGGTGTAATCCGTCGCCAGCGGTGGAAAAACGCAGATCATATCAGAAAAAACGCTCCTTTTTCTCGATGTCCAGGCTTGCCAATCCGCTGATCAGATTGATCGTGTTGTTGCCCACGTCCAGGAAAGGGAAGGCCCCGTCGCTTAATATGGTCAGATCCGCCGCCCCGCTGTAGTTGGAAACGACCTCGGCAGCGCTGTCAACCACGCAGCCGGTGTCCGCCATGGTGGTCAGATTGATATGAAATTCCCGCTCGTTAATGCTGAACCGGACATCCTGCCCGGCCCCCGCCGCGTTGACGGTAATGCGCGGCCTGGAGATGACGTCGCCGCCGTTCCGGATCACGGTCCCGCTGCTGATGACGCGGATCGCTTCCTCGTTTAGCTTTTCCTTGAACGGCTGACAGTAAAATTGGACGCTGCCTTCCCATAAGTCCATATTCCGGCTGTGCTTGTTCAGCGTCACCGCGCCGATGATCCGCGCCGCCTGTTTCCGGTTCGGCTCCCCGCTGAACGTGACATAACCGGCCCCGCGCAACCATTTTTTAATCAGCCCCAGCCGCGCCCAATCGCGGCATTTAATCTCCGCCGTCTGAATATAGCTGTTGTATATGTCCGCGCCTTCCAGCTCTGTCAGATCTCCGCTTCGGCCTGGAATCTCGACATGGCCGATCCGCTCCTCGGGCCATGTCACCGCGACCGGCCCAGCCAGGCGGACGCCCATTGATCGGCAATCGACCCCGTTCCAGATAAAATAGCTCTGTGCCATGTCATCAGCTCCCGTGTCCGCGCATGATACGCTGATTCTCCGCCGCGATGCTCGCGGCCAGCCCGTTCGCGTCCATGCCGTTGTTCATATACATACTTTCAACGTATAGGTTGCTGCTGAAGTTCCGGGCCGATTCCTCCCGCGCCGGCACGACGCGCTCGCCCCGGTGCAGCGCCGCAATGTATCCGTCAAACGGCACAAAAGGCAGGCCGTTTGCGTGCATCGCCACCGTCTGCCCGGTCAGGTTGTTAAAATGACCGCCCCCGCCGGTATAGACCATCGAAACCGGGACCCGGATCTGACCGATCTGCTCGGCGATCGCCTCCGCTGCGTCCTCCGGAACATCCGGCTCGATGGGAACCTTGGCCTTGTGTTCCGCGTTCGCTGCGAATGCATCCGTAATGTTCTGAAGCAGCTCATTGACCACAACCGGTTCAAGCTGCGGATTCTTCCAGTATTCATTTAATAGGTTCCACGTGTCGTTTCCGGCGGTCGGTTTTGCGTATTCGCGGATGATGTTGTACAGCTCCGCTTTCTGCTGGTTCTGCCGGTCCTGCAGCCCCATCAGCAGATTGTCCGCGTCGTCCGTCGGGTTCATGTTCAGGAAAAGGCCCGTTGCATCCTTCTGGAATCCGCCGCCCTCTGTTCGCTTCGGTCCCAGGGCTGCTGCC